GCACAAGCACAACCAGGATCAGGTGGTCCTATTCCTAGTTGGGCAAATAAATAATCTAGCGGCAGGACTCTTGGTTGTCTGCTAGAAACACGGATCGGGGGGCCGTGAGCCGCTAACCCCCCAACTTCCAGTAGCGTAAGGAAATCAAATGTTATTAAGACCCTATCAAGAGGTCGCTGTGTCAGATGCGTCTACAGCCCTCGATAAACATAACAACACAATTGTTGTTGCTCCTACAGGGGCTGGAAAGACTATCATGATGTCTGCCTTAATTGGCAAGAGACATAAAAAAGGAAAACGTGTTTTAGTTCTTCAGCATAGAGATGAACTGGTTGAGCAAAACAGCGTTAAGTTTAATAAAGTAAATCCCTACATTACGACTAGCGTTGTGAACGGCTCAATGAAACATTGGGATGGAGAAGCTGTTTTCTCTATGGTTCAAACAATGTCCAGGGATGCAAACTTACGCAATAGACCTAAGTTTGATATGGTTGTTGTAGACGAAAGCCACCATGCTGCCGCTCCGACATATCAAAAGATTATTGATGCAATTCGAGAAGACAATGACAACGCTGAAATAGTAGGATTTACAGCCACTCCTAATCGTGGAGATAGAAAAGGGTTAAAGAGTGTCTTTAATAATTGCTCACATCAGATTGAATTAACTACATTAATTCGTGAGGGCTTTTTAGTAAAGCCTACTGCCTACGTTATTGACGTTGGTGTGCAGAGCGAATTGGGAGAAGTTAGAAAGCTTGCTAACGATTTTGACATGGAGCAAGTTGAAGCAATTATGAACCGTACAATCATTAATGAGCGTGTGGTCAAAGAGTGGTTAGAGAAGGCTTCAGATAGAAAAACCGTTGTGTTTTGCTCTACTATTCGCCACGCAAATGCTTTGCTTGATGAGTTTGTTGCAAATGATATTAATGCAGAAATCGTAACTGGAGAAACACCTTCTGATGAACGTGCAGATATTTTGCAAGGTTTAGAGTTTGGTGATGTCCAGGTTGTAATAAACGTAGCTGTTTTAACTGAAGGTTTTGACGCTCCACCTGTTTCGTGCATTGTTCTCACTAGGCCATGCTCATACAAATCTACAATGGTTCAGATGATTGGGCGTGGATTGCGTATCATTGACCCAGAGATATATCCGGGATTAATTAAGAAAGATTGCATTGTTTTAGATTTTGGCACCAGTATTTTAACGCATGGTGCCTTAGATGAAAACGTAAACTTAGACGGCGCTCCAGAAAACGTTGAAGGAATGGGGATTGAGAAACAATGCCCAGAATGTGATTTCATCATTCCAGCTAACTCAAGAGTATGTCCTAATTGTGGTCATGGGTTTGAGGGCGTTGCAAAGTCAGAACTATCAGACTTCTCATTAACAGAATACGATTTAATGCAACTATCTCCGTTTAGATGGTTGGATATTTTTGGAAATGGATCTTGTATGATGGCTACAGGATTTCAAGGATTTGGTTTAGTTGCTACGATAGATGATACTTCTGTAGCTATTGTTAAGTCTAAACATGGTAAATTAAGGGCTGTTTCTATTGGCGCTCGTGTTCAAGCAACTTCTGCAGCAGATGATTTTCTTCGAGAGATTGAAGATAGTAGTGCAGCTAACAAAACAAAAAGATGGCTTTCACAAACTCCGTCTGCTTTGCAAGTGCAACATTTAAAGTCAAATGGTGTTACTGTTAGCCCAATGGATTTTTCTTGGGACAAATACAAAGCGGCTTGTTGGTTGAGTTATCTTTGGAACAAAAATGATATTGATAAAATGGTGAGGGAGATTGGTTATGGAGAGAAATGATTTAATTGATTCAGCAAAAGAATTGGTTAATGGTGATCGAGCTGAAGTATATGGTGATGCAAAAATTAACCATGAGCGTATAGCAATTGGTTGGAATGTTATCGTTGATGGAGCCATAAAAACGCATGGTCATTTGACACCAGGGCATATTACGTTGATGATGGACTGGACAAAGACGTGTAGATTAGTTGAAACTATAGACCATGAAGACTCTTGGGTAGACAAAATAGGTTACGCTAGTTTGGGCGGAGAAATGTCAACAGGGAAAGAGTGATGCCAAGATTTGAAATGTCAATACTGTTAGCACTAGAGAACGATTCTGGTGAGATTAACACAGAAGAATATGACATGATATGCTGGGCAGATAATCCAAATGACGATAAAAAAGTACATGACACAGCAACAAAAATTGTTGATGAACATACTGATCGCTTAGTAGATTTAAAAAAAATAGTTTTGTTTGGGATAGCTTACATAAAAGTAAATCCAGATAAGATAATGAATTTGTTTTTTGAGAACCACAATATTGATAAGAAAAAAATAAAAATGGTTATGGATTTATATAGCCACTACGAAGACGATAAAAGAATACATTGAGGGAGAGATATGGATACAGATTTAAGAAAACCTATGGAGGAGTTGTCACTTATTTGCAAAGGCATCGGGTGGGAAAAAAGATTATGTGATTTAACAGATAAAGATGCTCAAACCTTAATTTTTGGTTTGCAAAATTCAAGAAGAATAGAAGGGGAGGTAAAACTTGGAAAACTCGAAGACGATTACTATGAGTCAACTGGCGTCAGCGCAAAAACCAGTATCCCCTTTTAAGAATATTACTGACCACATTGAGTTTGCAGTTGATGAAGCAATCGTTGAGGTTAATAATAAAAAGCCAAAGAGGAAGTACATAGGTGCGTCTTCTATTGGAGAGGAGTGTTCAAGAAAAATTCAATACAGGTTTATGGGGTATCCATCAGACAAGGATAAAGAATTTAGTGCTAGAACATTGCGTATATTTCAGTTTGGACATGAAATTGAGGATTACGCTGCAAAGTGGTTAAGAGATGCAAAGTTTGATTTAAGAACAGAAGATACCAATGGTAAGCAGTTTGGTTTTTCAATAGCTGATGATCAGATTAAAGGCCATATAGATGGCGTTATCTGTGATGGACCTGTCACTATGAACTATCCTTTGTTGTGGGAAAACAAATCTGCAAATGATAGAAAGTTTAAAGAATTTGTTAAGCTTGGTGTGGCAAAAGCTAATAAAGTTTATGCAACTCAAATAGCTTTGTACCAGGCGTATATGGAACTATCAGACAACCCATGTTTGTTTACGGTTGTTAATAAAAACACAAGTGAAATCTATTATGAATTAGTTCCTTTTGATAAAGACCTTGCTCAGTCAGCGAGCGACAAAGCGGTAAATATCTTGACTGCAATTAAATCAGGTGACATTCTACCACGCATCGCACAGAGTAAGGATTTTTATTTGTGTAGGTTCTGTGATTTTCAGAATGCGTGTTGGGAGCAATAAAAATAAAAATATAAATTGGGTGGAAAAATGGGCGTACTTAGAATTGGTAATACAAAGTCAAAAAATCTAGCAGACGATATTAGTGAAAAAGTTCCAAAATCAGTACAATTACAAGCGTTAATTGATACATATCCCAATGGGATAATGAGAGGAACACAGTTTGAAATTGGTTCTTTAGATGGAGAAAAGGGAAAGTCACTAAAGATATCTGTTGATGCTAATAGATCTGATTTCATGCAAGGTATGGATTTCAGTACCCATGAAGGCGTTGGCGGTATTACAAAGATTATGATGGAAGGTCGAGGTATGACGCTGCAAGACGTGTCTGAATACTTTGCTGATTACTTAGGGCCAGAGTTTCGTCCACCTCCACCAGAGAACCCTGTCAATCTTAATCTTAACCAGGAAAGCCCAAAACCTCAAAAGATGCAGATTGATATAAACACACCACATGATGGTGAACACGTTTATACATCTAGTGAGGGTGAAATTATATGCCTTGTACGGCGTTACATATCTAGGAGCGAGGATGGAGAGGTTCTTCGAGGTAATGATGGCAAAGCTAAGAAAGAGTTTCGTCAGTTCTCTGGCAACAGTACGTTTCCTAAAATGCCAGATACAAGACCTTTGTACAACATTCCGGGTATATTAGAAGCAGAGCGCATCATATGGGTTGAAGGTGAGAAGTGTGCAGACGATCTAAACTTTTTAGGTCATACAGCCACCTGTCATTTAGGAGGCGCTGGTATGCTTTCTGTTAGATCTGCACCTAGCTATGACTTCTCTCCGTTACAGGGCAAGCAAGTCATTCTGTGGCCTGATAACGATAGCGCAGGGGTCAAAGTGGCAAAGTTAGTGCAAGACCTAGCGACGAAGGCTGGGGCTACCTCTGTGACCATGCTAACGCCGCCAAGGGGAAAGCCAGACAAATGGGATGCCTCTGATGCAATTTCAGAGGGTTTTGATGTAAATAACTTTCTAAACGCACCGCAACACAAGACAAAACAAAACATATCTTTGCGTGATGAGAGCTTACTTGTCTCCAATATGTTTGTGGGCGCTGCACCAGAACAAAAGTTTTTAATTGCAGATACGATACCTCTTGGTGTGCCAGTCGTGTTTGCAGCGGCTGGTGATAGCGGTAAGGGTATGATGACGTTAGATCTCGCAATGAAGGTTGCATCTGGAGAATCAATGCAGAGTTCTTTTGGTGGTTTTGTAGCCAATCATGGCAATGTTGTATTGATGTCAGCAGAGGATGATAAAGATGAGTTGCACAGGCGTATTGAAAGACTTGATCCGTTAAACGCTCGAAGTGATTACCAACACGACTTGCGTGTACTGCCATTGCCAAACCTGGGCGGTGTATTTCCAATGATGCAGAAGGTAGATAATACATACATCATGGCTCCAGAATTTGAGCGGTTGTATGAGCAAATACTTGAGATAGATAACCTAGCTCTGTTTGTTGCAGATCCGATGGCATCTTTTGTTCATGCAGACATCAATGCTGACCCAGCGGCAGGAGCTGCATTTATGGGTATGCTTGCACAGTTAGCCACAGAAACTGGTGCGACTGTCATGGTAAACCACCACATGGCTAAAATAAGGGACAGCGACGTGATTACAACGCCTGAACAGGCTCGTAACCTAATTAGAGGTACATCAGCGATTGTGGACGGTGTACGCTCCGCATTCAGCGTCTGGCAAGTAGATGAGAAAATGGGGCGTCAGCGGTGTAAAGACCTTGGCGTTACATATACTCGTAATTCTGTCTTTGATGGTGCTGTGGTTAAATCTAATGGCCCTGCAAACCGAGAAATCAGACACTTTATAAGAAACTCAAATACTGGTCTTCTCGAAGATAGGTCTGTGGACATTAGAAACTTAGCTCTATCTACAGCAGTGCGACTAAGGCTTGAGCATATGTATGAGTTTATTTCTATGTGCGAGGAACACGGAATGGCGGTAACCAAAGGCGGTAGTGATGATGGAGCCTATGAAGCAATCCGTGTTAGCTCTTCCTCAGAGCCATGCGTCTTAGCACTCAAAGAAGTTAGTTCATCTACCATAAAGAATACGATCACAACGTTACAAGAAGAAGGTCGTATTGATGTTTACAGACTTTCTCAAGGTGGTGTTAAAAAGTGGTTAGGAACTATAAATGGCGTTATGTCTCAAGGTATCTACGAGGCTAGAACTGCAAGAGAAAATCATTGACAACAATGGGAGTATATGTTAAAAATCCCATATTAAATGAAAGGAGGTAAAGATGTTAAAAGTATTTGACACATTAGAAACAAAACCAACGCTACAGCAAGCTCAAGAGATTGTTGGCGGTCTTGTTGAAATGGTACATTCTCCAAGTGACCCAGATATTCAAGTCTTGGTCAATGAGGAAGGTATGTTGCTTGATCTGCCTTGGAACGAAGAAGCTACTAAATATGCCCAAACAGGTATTGTAGGTAACGCTATTGTTCTAAAGGGTGATGCAAAATGGGACTAAAATCACTACACCCGGCGCAAAATGCAGAGTTAGACTTTTTGCGTCGGTCAGTAGATAGACTGCAAGAAGATGAATACAGAAATAATGAAGCTAATAATATAAAATTACGCCTCTGGGAAGCCAGAGAAGAGTTAGATAAATTTGTTAAAAACCTTAGAAAAGAAGGTTATAACATATAATTATCTAATTGAATTGGCAAATGGGGACGCATAAGAACTATATTGCGTTGGATATTGCGGCTGAACACTTCCATAAGATTGATATGCTGGTTGTTGCTGGTATTGTTGCGCCATTTGATAGGGTTGTTGATAAGGCTGCTGATAACTCGAATAATTGTTCGGGTAACCATAAGAACTTCCGCCCATAATACCACCACCATAATACGGTTGTTGTTGCATTGGCGGTTGATAATAAGGCTGTTGATAAGACGGTTGTTGGTACCCTCCATAACCACCTCCGTAACCGCCAAAGCCTCCTTGAAAACCACCACCATAACCACTGCCGTAGCCTCCACCATAACCTCCGCCATAGCCGAGTGGCTGCATATAATTTCTTCTTTGCTGTCTTTGCTGGTTAAACTGACCGTAAGCATCAGTGCCTTCGAAAGCTGATTGCAATCTTTGAAGTTCTGCTCTTTGTTCTTCAGTTGGGCCTAAACTACTAGCATAATCATTGTACGCTTTGTACTCATCTGTATCAGTAACCGCAGTTCTATACTGCTGCATTGGATTAGAATAATTGTTCGGGTATTGCTGTCTGCTGCCCATATATTGCTGAAACAACTGCTTTAATTGAGCGCCAATACCATCTGATAAATTTGGAATACCCGGAGTTGGCGTTGCGGGAGCTGAGGTTGTTGGAGGGGTAGTAGGAGTAGCTGGTACTACTTCTGTGCCTGGAACTGCTGGTGTTGTAGTCGCTGGTGGACTACCTCCAGCTTGTCCAGTTTGACCACCTTGGCTACCTTGACCGTATTGATTGTCCCAATCCTTGCCGTATTGCTCTATAGCAGCGTCATATGCTTCTGGAGATCCATAATTAGCTACACTTGTTTTTAAATTTATAAAAGCATCTCTACCTGTTTCTGGATTTGAAAAATCAGGCAACCCCACCGTTGTAACTGGGTCTGGTGGATCAGTCCAAGTGTCTATTGGAGAAGGACTAACTATTGGGTCAACTTCTGTTACTGGGTCTACTTGCGTAGGGTCCATATCAGTGATTGGATCGGTGACAACTGGAGCAGCATCAGCAGATTTTATTCGGTCTAAATAAGCCTCGTATGCTCTATCTTGCGCTTTACCAATACTACCAGAACCGCCCATACCAAAGTAAGGGCTGTTATACATATCCATAGTTGCAGCACCCTTACCTGCCGATAAATAATCTTGAAACTCTGGGGCGTCAAAAAAACCTGGATCAAGATCAGAATATTTGTCTTTAAGTTCTTGTGGGTTTGGAGGCTTAGGATTTAAAATTGGATTAACAATTGCTGGCTCAATTAGTGGGTCAATATCTTCTGGGTCAACTAATTCACCACTTGAAAGTTTAATTTTGTTTTCGTCTCCAACAAATATTGGATCAATGGCTGGATTGTAACCTGGATCACCAGGATTAAAACCTTCTGGACGTCTTACTGGGTCTGAGTAAACAGCGTTAAAATCTATTTTTTGAAATTGACCTTCTAAACTATCTTTTATTTTTTTCTGATAATCTTCATCACCTATTAAAGCTTCAAGTAATCTTTTTTCTTCTGCTGGGTCAGTTATTGGATCGGTTTGATCGCCACCTACCTGTCCAATCGGCAATCCTCCATCTTTTTTAAGCTTCTCTAAAATTGAAAGACCAGGTGGTTCTATTGGAATACCCTGTTCTGATACAGCTGCAGATCCAATTCCTTGATCTATTGGGTCTTGAGTAACCGTAGAAGTAGTTCCACCAGTACCAGTAGAAGATCCTTCCAAACCAGGCCAACTTCCTCCGCTCGTTGCTGTAGGATCAGTAGCTAACCAATTATCATAAGAAGCTTTAGATTCCTCGTATTCTGCTTTAGAATTAAAACGTGTTGGATCAGGTTTTCCCATACGAATGTCTGTTCTGCTCATTTGGAGATCGTCCGACAGATTATCACGCGCCCAAGTTTTCCATTTATCGCCAGTATATGAATCTTCTGGAAGCTCTGCAGCCTCTGTCGTTGATCCAATTCCTTGATCTATTGGGTCTTGAGTTGTAACCGGGTTTGCAGCTTCTTGCTCTGCTTTTACCTTCAAAGCTAAAGCCTCACGCATAGCGCTCATATAGTCACCGCCAGAAGCCATAAGCTCTTTAGCCTCTACCTCCTTGTCCAACGCTTGTTGCATTAAACTAGGTTGCGTTGTCGTTACAGGATCGGGAGCGCTCTCTTTTTTTAACGCTTCCTGATTAGCTAAAAAATTACGCCTGTAATCACCCCAATTATATTTTCCACCCTTTTTTTTGATAGCACCTCTCGCTTGAGCCATGTTCATACCAGTTTCTGGCATAATTACTTGTCTTATGTAATCCATTGCATTTAATGGTTTTTGTTTAGGCCTAAATGGATCCATAATAACACTCCATAGTGATTTAACACCGACGATATATAAAAAAATCCCGTAAAGCAACAAAATAAGCCGAATATTTGTTCGGGTTTGCCCGCAGCGTCCCAACTAAAATGCAAAAAGACGCCCCGCGAAAGAAATAAATTCAGGGCGTCTTTTCTAAAGATGCAAATTTTTACAGGTCATCACCACAACAAACCTTTTAGCGTAAAAATTAAATCATCTTATCACTGCGTGTTGAAATCAACACTAACTACGTTATCTAACTCTTTGTTCTCAGTCACAATAATCGTTCTGTGACCAGTTCCCTGGCAGTAATAACAACGATCTGTAATGTAAGCACCGATCCTATCATCGTACTCGGTATACAAACCTTTGCCCATACAAGAATGGCAGTTTTCACTTTCATCAACTATATTCATTTAAAACTCTCAGAGATAAAAAAGTTTAAAAAACTTTCTGTAATTGTTATTTTCTTTGGCTCAACAGGCTTCGAAGCTTTCTTCATAACCTTCTTCATATCCTTAACCCAAGCACCACTATCTTTTAATTTATAAATAATATAATGCAACTGATTAGGCTCTAAACCTAACTTTTTAGCTATAGCTTTGTTTGAAAGCTCACCTTGAAACGCAAGATCGTGCGCTTTATCAATTAACGCCTGGGGGTATTTAGATTTTATTTCCATTGTCTTCCTCCTTTATTGCTAATCCTATATTCATTGCTATCCTTGGCACAATCGCGTTGCCTAGTCCTTTAAGTCTGTCCACCCTTCTGGGTATCCCATGAGCCACTCTACCCACGTCGGGTTCAATCTCCCAGTTGCATCCCCTACCTCCCCAGCTATCACTTCCTCTAGGTTGGACTTGTTGCGGTTCGCTAACTGCTCCCTGTTCTCCTCCGTTATCATCGGGTGTACTTTGTTCGCTCTGGGTGTCGGCCACATTCTGTTCGGATCCTCCGCTAAACTGTCGTTGACCGCAGCGTTCAAGTTCCAACCGTGTGTCCCCTCTATCTGAGACTTGGTTGGCTTCTCCGCGTATGCCATCCTGGATGATGCCCTTGGAGTAGGCCACATCTTCTCCGCGTGGTTCACCGCATCTCTCAGCTTCACGCCCCAACGAACTCCGTCCTTGTTTTTCCGACTGAACGTTCCGTTCTCCAGTTCCACGTCCTGTGCCGTTCCCCCCTCCACGTCCGATGCCGTTGGGGTCGGCCAGTTCTTGACGTAAAGATCCATCGTCTTTTCGTCCACTTGCTCTCGAAGATTGCTCGGTCTGGCTCTGCCCTTGCGATGACCCTCTTGCATCTTCTTCGTTGACTCCTCCGACCTTGGCGGTAGATGATCCATCGTGTTGGGCGTTGCCCACAATCCAGAGTCTGTCTCTTCGATGGGGAGCGTTGACACCGCAAGCTGGAACAATAAACGTCCTTGTGGAGTAGCCTTCGGCTTCCAAGTCAGCAAGCACCTGGTCGAGACCCAAGGCAATGTGACCATGAACGTTTTCGAAAACGCACCAAGTCGGTCTTTTGTGTGCAACAATTTTAAGGATGTACGGCCAGATGTGGCGGTCATCTTCTGTGCCTTTTTGCCTCCCCGCGACGGAGAAGGGCTGACAGGGGTATCCCGCAGTGAGGATGTCACAATCGGGAACATTTCTTTTTGGGTCATGTGCTAACTCCTTTACATCTGTAGCTATTGGTACATTTGGAAAATTCTTTGCGAGTATCTTACGACACCACTCCTCGGTGTCGCAAAATAAAATCGGGGTAGACAACTCAGCCCACTCAAAACCGAGACTAAAGCCACCAATACCCGAACAAAGATCAACGTGTCTAAGCATCATTCATCTCATCTTGAAGACGCCAACTCTTTGATCTGTAGTCGGTCATAATGCACCAATCGGGGTTGGGGCTACTGTACATATCCCACAACATATGAGCATCAAAACCCTTGGCACTTAGAACTTTCATCGTCAAAAGCGCGGTTAATTTTTCGTGCTGAGACAACCAATACATGACGTATTTCTTATCGGGATCTAACTCTATCTTCTCATAACTAGAGTTATTTCTTTCAAATCTATTCCATTGGCTCTCATAAAAGCTCTCACAACTTGTATGATACAACTTATCGAAATCATCTAATGTGTATTCAATTATCATGTGGCCTCTCCCTTCCTAACGTATGCGGTTGCTTTAATTTTTGCAATCGCCTCGTCTTCTGGCAACTCATTCAAGAACACTTCGCCATTCTCTCTAAGTCTGTCCATGTTCTCTTTGGTCGGTTTTAAGTTCTTGCCATAACTCCACATTCTACCGTTGGTAACTCCGCAAATCTGTTTTAAAAACGGCCTGTAGTGTTTACGCTCCAAATAATCTTCCAACAAAACATGGCAAGCGTATTCCATACTACCGTTAATCCAAACGCCTTTGTAACCTTTGAATTTATATGCTTCACGGCAATATTGCTCTACCTCTCTAAGCTTCTTTGACCAATCGCCTTTAAACCTAGGGTCTTGATATTCAGTGTCAGCACCGCCTTGACCATGATTGCCGACAAGCGCAAATGGCTTGCCGTCAACATAAAGTTTAGCGTCATAACAATGAGTTTCCTCAGACTTCCACTGAGCGTGTTTAATGCTTTTTAATTCTAATTTCATATCAAAATCCTCCAATATCATCATCTAAGTAACCACAAAACATATCGCTCTCATCTCGGTAAAACCAACGAAACTTGATGCCCTCAAACTTGTACTTCAGAAAATGGGCAATCGGTGTCGGGGGTGACCATGCGGTGTTAAAACCAAACCAAACATATAATTCATCGTCATAATCATCGTTGCCTGTCTCAACGTGATGAACGCTATTCCACTTGGTTCCCCAATTCTCACAACACCAATCATAAGAACCAAGAGTGCCATGCTCTTTCTTTAAGCGACTTACCTCTAATTCAGTAAGGCGCTCTCCAACACCATTTGGCTTGGTTGAATCTTGATAATGCCATTTAAGTCCATTGCCACCAGATTTTGATTGGCAAATGTCATTAAAGATTTTTGGCATCGGAATGATCTTATCAAAGTCAAATGGATTATCATCGGACTTTACAAGATCCAAAAACTTACGTTTCTGATGGCTCATGTCAAAAGTAAACGTTACTTCATTTGTTACCCAATTAGGCATTGTTCTTCCTCCTCATAAATTCTCTGTACTGGCGGTCATGTTCACGCCTCATTCTAATAAACTTGATTAAAACGTAAGGCATATAGATCATCAAAAATAATCCGTACAATGTAATTAGTATTTCAAATGTCATTATTCATCTCCCTCATGTGGTTCATTAATATCCCACTCCCAAGTAAAACTATCCCAAGGAATAAAGTCTAACTCCTCAGGGTCTTGATCACTTGTCCAACGTTCACCGCAAAGATCGCAAAGGTAGTAGTGTCGAGTATTCTTTCCTCGAACCCAGCTGCCTGTCTTCTTAGCCGTATCTGTTAAACAATATTTACAATACATGATCGTCTTTCTTGTTGTGGTAATTCCTAACTTATCCCACACCTTCCAAGAAGTAAAGCCCTTTTTGGCTAAAAATTAAGTCATTGTTTTTAAACGATATTTTACGTTAAAAAAAACCACGTTAAAACTTAACGTAATTAACGTAACGTAGAATATTGAATTAAATCAATGGTTTAGCCGTTTACGTTAATTACGTTAAAAGTGCCATTTAACGTAGAATATGTAATAAAATCAAACACTTATTTTACGTTAATTGCGTTACCCCCCTTATAGGGGGGGGTATATACCTTACCCCCCTTACCGTAAATTAAAGTAACGTTGTTATCGGTCAGGTGTGGGAATAGTTAGGCTTGACCTCGTAGCCAATAACAACGATAATCGGGGCGTAACATAATCGGGGTTTCAAATGTCTAAAGTCGGTGAGTCAAGAAAAGGTGAGCCAAGGTTATCACCACAGCAACAAAAGTTCTTGGATAA